GGGAAAATGCGAGGTGCGGGCCGCATTTTCCCCGGAGGTAGGTTTGGGCACACCGAATCCGGGTTTCGGATAAGACAGGACGACCTGTGTCGTTGGGGTCTTCTTGCGTTCGTTCCTTTCTACCCAACGAGGGGTACGCAAGTCGTCCTGTCCTACCTGAAACCCGGATTCGGAAACAGCAAAGGAACCCGGAATAGGAGAGAACTCCGTGGCAAGGGCCAAGAAGTCACCCAGAGGACGGGCCGCCACTCCGGAGCAGCAGGAGAATCAACTCATTTCGCTCGCGGTCCAGCGAGCCGAGGAGATGTTACTGGACGGCACGGCTCCTCCTTCCATCATCACGCACTACCTCAAGCTCGCCACGAGCCGAGAGCGGTTGGAGCAGGAGCGAATCAAGGCCGAGAACGACATGCTCAAGGCCAAAGCCGACGCTCTGGCGGCCTCAGCACGAGGGGAGGAGGCCTACAAGGAGGTTCTCGAGGCATTCAAGTCCTATGCCGGAGGAGGTGTGGGTCTTGAGTCGGATTCGGACCTTCAGTGAACTCTCTCGCATCGATTCCTTCGAGGACCGGTACGAGTACCTACGTCTCAACCAGGATCCAGGAGATCAGACCTTCGGTTTCGAACGGTATCTGAACCAATCCTTCTACCACTCGACCGAATGGCGTCAAGCAAGGCAGAAGGTTATCCTCAGAGACGACGCATGCGACCTCGGGGTCCCGGGTCACGACATCTACGGTAAGATTCTTGTTCATCACATGAACCCGATTCGGCCCGAGGACCTCGAGGGAGAGTTCAATCCCGACATCCTTGACCCCGAATACCTGGTCTGCGTGCGACACGACACACACAACGCGATTCACTTCGGCGACGCGAGCCTGTTACCCAAGCCTCTAGTCGAGAGAACGCCGAACGACACGATACCCTGGAGGTGACCGTGGCTGATTCGATATTGAATGACATCAAGAAGGCTCTCGGCATCACCGAGGACTACACGGCTTTCGATCAGGAGATAATTCTCCACACAAACACGGCGCTAATGTTCGCAGAGGAGATCGGTCTCCCCTCGTTCAAGATCGCCGGAAAGACAGAGACCTGGGGTCAGTACCTCAGTGGCGTCACGAAGAACGTTGAGGCCGTCAAGACGTACCTGTATCTGCAAGTGCGGCTCGTATTCGACCCACCTGCGAACTCTTTCGTCGTCACGGCGATTGAGAAGCAGCTTCAAGAGTACGCCTGGCGTATCAACCTGCAGAAGGAGACTCCATGAGCGACCAACTCATGCACTACGGGGTCAAGGGGATGCGCAAAGGCGCTCGGAAGAGCCGTGAGCAGCGGAATGCTGAGCGCCGCGCCAAGTACGAGGCCAAACTCAAGGCTAAGTACGGCGATCACGACATCGCTACGATCGAGGCCTTCATCAAGAAGCGCAAGGCGCAAGCAAAGGCAGCCAGGGACTGGCGTCTTGGTAACCAGCGCAACCGTCAGCTCACCGCTACAGAGCGTCGAGAGAAGTACTACAACGAACTCGACACCGGCCAGCTAGGAAAGACCTACGCAACCGATGCAACTCTCGCTGAAGCCGCTCGTAGGTATTACAAGAAGGGGCACAACAAGCGAATGGGTCATTCGGAGCTGATGCATTACGGCGTCAAAGGCATGAAGTGGGGCGTTCGCCGCCGTGCTCGTCGCGACGCCAAGGAATTCACCCAGGCCAAGATGTACTACGGCGAGGGCGCCGGCAATCGGCGGAAGTTGATCAAGGCCGCCGTCAAGGCTCGCTCGAAGGACCCGTTCTACAAGAGCGAGTTTGACAAGGCGGTCGCCAATACCGACATGTCTAAGCGGGCTTCTCAGGCTCGAAGGCAGCGCGGTCGGAAGAACGCCCGCAATTCCGCAGGCAAGACCGTTCGCGGCGTCGGCAACATCGCCACAGGGAACCTCAGTCGGGCCGGAGGCGCTCTGGCTCTCGGTTATCTAGGGTATCAGGGGGCTAAGGCCGCTGGGATCGCCCCTACCGAGAGGGAGCTACTCACCAAAGCGGCTAAAGGGGCGCGGAAGATCAAGAGAGTCGTTCAGCACGACGATGTTCTCGCTCACTACGGCATCAAGGGTATGCGCTGGGGAATCCGCAAGTCTCGCATCAAGGGTGCGAAGGGGTGGACTTCAGCTAAGCAGGCCAAAATAGACGGTATGTCTGATGATCAGCTCAGGCGGGTCAACAACCGCCTCCGGCTGGAGAAGGAGTACCGTCAGCTGACCCAGACTCGGATGGAGCGCTACCGAGCCAAGGCGGGGAAGGTGGTCGAGGAGGCCGCAGCCAACACCTTGCAGAACGCGCTTCAGAAGAATCTAAAGAAGGCGGCTAGCCTAGGCGGGTCGGCCGCTATCAAGGGCGCCAAACGGTTCAAACGGTAGGACTATGACATGACTGACAATCTGTTCTTCATCGACGAGGACGAGGTCCTCGCACACCACGGCGTCAAAGGCATGAAGTGGGGCGTTCGTAAGCAGCGAGCCGTTTCTGGAGGCGCCGGTTCAACCAAGAAGCGTAAGGGGCTCTCCCGTAAGCAGAAAGCAGCCATTGCCGGCGTTCTCGGTACGGCTGCTGCCGCGGGTGCCGGGTACTACCTACATAAGTCTGGCAAGGGCAAGAAGATTGCTGCTCTGGCCAAGAAGCACGGAGCATCCGCTAAGGACTTTGCCAAGGGTAAGGGCCGTAATCTCGGAGCACAGGCTCGAGTCAAGCAGGCCCAGGCCAAGCGGTTCGCTAAGGCTCAGTCGGCTAACGCCAAGGGCGCAGCTGAGAAGCTGAAGACCACCAAGGCCGGCAAGTATGCTGAGGCCACTCGTCTCGCCGCAAACGCAGCCGCCTTCAAGACTGGTAACGCAGTCAAAGGGGCCGGTTATAAGGCCAAGAACCAGGCTTGGAAGGCTGGTAATAAGGCACGCAAGGCGGCTGAGGGCGGTGTGAAGTCTTCGGCCGGCATGGCAGCCCGTTCGGCCAAGGCTGCGGCGGGTAAGGCGGCAGGGGCGGCTAAGTCTAAGTTCGGCAAACAGGCCGCTAAGGCTCCGGGTAAGGCGCTTTCGACTCATGTTGTCCAGCCCGGTAAGGGCGTCGGTTACAGGAAGCTCGCTACCACCGGAACCCGGGTCGTGAGACCTAAGGGCGCCGCTGCCGACAAGCTCGCCAAACGTGCCGCCATCGGACTGGGTGTCGGAATAGGCGCCAACGCAGCGGTAGCAGCAGGCGGTGCAGCTATCAACCGAAAGGTCAATGGCGGCAGTAAGCGTGGACGCTCTAGGAAGCGCCGCCGCTGACCATGCTCTCCAATACCGCTACCCCGCGATATTACGCTGAGTTCAGAGATGATGTCCTCGCAGGTCGGATTCCGATCTGCAAGGAGATCGAGATGGAGATGAACCGGATAGATGATCGGATTCGCAATCCCGGCTTTTATTACGATAGCGACGCTGTGGAGGGGTTCATCCGCTTCGCGGAAGCGGAGATGACTCTAACCGACGGATCCGATCTTCGACTCCTACCGAGTTTCAAACTCTGGGCTGAACAGATCTTCGGATGGTGGATCTTCACCGAGCGATCAGTCTACGTCCCTAACAAGACGACAGCTGGCGGCCATTTCGAGAAGCGCCGGGTGAAGCAGCGCCTCATCAACAAGCAGTACATCATTGTCGCTCGAGGCGGGGCGAAGTCTCTGTACGAAACCCTCCTTCAAGCCTACTTCCTCACGATCGACACGTCGACCACACACCAGGTGACGACGGCGCCGACGATGAAGCAGGCCGAGGAGGTCATGCAGCCTTTCCGAACCGCCATCACAAGGGCCAAGGGACCTCTGTTCGATTTCATGACTCAGGGGTCTCTGCAGAACACGACCGGCAGCCGCGCTCTCAGGCAGAAGCTCGTCCCCACCAAGAAGGGGATCGAGAACTTCATGACCAACAGCCTGCTCGAGGTCCGACCCATGTCGATCGACAAGCTCCAGGGCCTCCGCACCAAGATGAACACGGTGGACGAGTGGCTCTCGGGCGATATCCGCGAAGACGTGGTCGGCGCTATCGAGCAGGGCGCGTCCAAGGTTGACGACTGGCTTATTCTGGCCGTGTCCTCAGAGGGTACCGTCAGGAACTCGGCCGGCGACAACATGAAGATGGAGCTCCTCAACATTCTTCGAGGGGAGTACTCGGATCCCCACACATCCATCTTCTACTACAGGCTCGATGACCTCAAGGAGGTAGGGGATCCGTCGACCTGGCTGAAGGCTCAGCCAAATCTCGGAGCCACCGTCTCCTACGAGACATATCAGCGAGACGTCGAACGAGCGGAGCACGTGCCTGCGGCTAGGAACGACATCTTGGCCAAGAGGTTCGGCATTCCCATGGAGGGGTACACGTACTTCTTCACCTACGAGGAGACCCTGCGGCACAACCGTCAGGACTTCTGGGGTATGCCTTGTTCCATCGGCGTCGACCTATCGCAAGGCGATGACTTCACTGCCTTCACATTCTTGTTCCCCCTCAGCCGGGGCAGGTTTGGCGTCAAGACGCGCTGCTACATTTCTGAGCGCACCATGTTGCGCCTTCCCGGGGCCACTCGTCAGAAGTACGAGGAGTTCCTACAGGAGGGCTCGCTCATGGTGCTCGAGGGTACGGTTCTTGACATGATGAACGTCTACGAAGACCTCGAGGCGTTCATCGCGGACTGCGAGTACGACGTGCGCTGCCTGGGCTTTGACCCATACAACGCCAAGGAGTTCGTTACTCGCTGGGAGAACGAGAACGGACCGTTCGGCATCGAGAAGGTGATCCAAGGAGCCCGGACTGAGTCCGTGCCTCTCGGTGAGATCAAGGACATGGCGGAGGACCGCAAGCTCCTCTTCGATCAGTCCATGATGACCTTCACGATGGGGAACGCCATCACCCTGGAGGACACCAACGGGAACCGCAAGCTCCTGAAGGCCCGACGGGAGAACAAGATCGACTCGGTCGCCGCCCTGATGGATGCCTGGGTCGCTTACAAACTCAACAAGGACATGTTCGACTAGGAGGTGAAGGACATAGGACTGCGAGATAGACTACAGCACGCCTACAACGCCTTCACTGGCAGGGACATCAACCGATCGAACCTCGGTCCGTCCTATAGCGTACGGGCCGACCGGCTCGCGCTCGGATGGACGGCCGACAAGTCGATCATCTCGTCGCTGTTCAACATGATCGCTATCGACGTGTCCGCCACGCCGATCCGACATGTCGACACAGCTCAAAATGGAACGTTTGTTGGCGTTCGGCGGTCAGCCCTGAACGACTGCCTGATGCTGGAGCCCAACATCGACCAGAGCGGCCGAGCCTTCATCCAAGATGCCGTGCTGTCCCTGTTCGACGAGGGTGTCATCGCAATCGTTCCGGTCGAGTCAGACCTGGACCCGAGGACCAACAACAGTTTCGACATCAAGCAACTTCGAGTTGGGAGGATCACACAGTGGTTCCCCGAGCAGGTCGAGGTCGAGGTCTACAACCAGGCTCGCTCTACCAAGGAGCGGGTGATCCTGCCGAAGCGCACCGTCGCCATCATCGAGAATCCTCTCTATGAGGTGATGAACAAGCCGAACTCGACCCTCAAGCGACTGAGCCGCAAGCTCTCCATGCTGGACCTGGCCGACGAGAAGACGTACACCGGAAAGCTGGACATCATCATCCAGCTCCCCTATGTCGTCAAGACCGAGGCCATGCGCCAGCGGGCGGAGAACCGCATCCAGTCCATCGAGGACCAGCTCGGCAAGGGTGGACATGGGATCGCCTACACCGACGGCTCCGAGAAGATCACTCAGCTGAACCGCCCGGCGGAGAACAACCTGCTCGATCAGATTAAGTTCCTCACCGCCGAGCTCATGAGTCGACTGGGGATCTCGGAGGACGTCTTCAAGGGTACCGCGACAGAGATCGTCTGGACGCACTATTGGAACCGGGCTGTGGAACCCGTGCTCTCGGCGCTCGCCGACGGGATGAGCAAGGCCTTCCTCACGAAGACCGCGCGCACCCAGGGGCAGGCCGTGCAGTACATCCGCGACCCGTTCAAGAACGTTCCTCCGAGCCAGATCGTCACGTCCCTGGACACCATGCTCAGGGATCAGGTCATCACGCCGAACGAGGCACGTACGAGGATTGGTCTTCCGCCGTCCCCGAACGAGCAGGCGGATCAGTTGCAGAACCCGAACATCAACCCTCAGATGGGTGATACCTCCCTGGACGGCGAGGGGGATATTCCGGGCCCCGGTGGTCCTGATGTTCAGTCAGTGCTCAGCATGCCGATGAGCCAAGTCAGAGGAGAAGGATGAAGTTCGACTTCAGTGGCTGGGCCACTAAGAACGACCTGACCTGCTCAGACGGACGCACTATCAAG